CCGTTCAGGTTGTCATCCGTCCCCACCCGACACCCATCCACGTTGATCGCCCCCGTGCCGTGCGCCAGGACGTTCTCGGCCACGGTCCCGATCAGCGGCTTGCGCGCGACGGTAATCGGCTCAAGCGCGGGTTTCAGCGCAGTCCCCCAGCCTTGCCACTGACGCGCGGCGTCGGTAGCGGGGGCAGTGATGTTGCACGACTCTGGCCCTCCAAGATTCGGCCCCTTGTTGTCCATGACTCCATCTTTGCCTTGTACGTTCGGGCGGCGAGCAGCATATTGATTCACGCCAACCACCTCGCGCTCCGCCCCCGCCGCCTTGTCTATCGCCTTGCTCACATCGAGACTCTTCGGAAAGCCGCTGTTGCCCGTCACGAACACCTTGCCGTTGCGCCTCGCCACGAACGCGCCCGTGCTGACGGTCGGGCAGAAGATCAAGCCGGTGTATTCGATGGGCGTTACGGTTGCCAGAGTGGTTCGATAGCTTGTCCCCGTTCGTGCCGCTTGTGGTCCGCGTTCGACGCGAACAGCATCAGGTTCTCTAGCCGGTTGTCCGTCGCATCGTGGTTGACGTGATGCACGCACTCGCTCCGCAACAGCGACCGTCCCATCGCTATCGCCACAAGCACCCGATGCTCCATGACGTAGCCGTCCTTCCGGGCCATGTCCATGAACGCCGCCGGGCAGCGGACGTACTTGATCGACTGGTCGGCATACTTGCCCTTCCGCCTGAAGAACGTCAGCCCGCCCTTCCACGCCGGGTTCTTCGCCCCAGACAACCCCTTGCCTGGTCGCTTCTTCCCCTTGCCGTTCGCCGCGTGATGCTTCAGCCAGTCCTTCGCCTTGCCGCAGCACGTCCGCGAGCAGTAGCGCCCCACGTCCTTGCGGTAGCGCAGAAACATCGCCTTGCAAGTACGGCACTCGCTCCACGTCAGAGCATTCTTCTGCCGCCACGAATGCGAGCGCTCCGCCTCGTTCAACAAGGCAGCGATGGCCTCGGCTGACAATCTGGTCCGTCTGATTCGATTCAATTCGGTAGGCGGTATCCGACTCGACACGGTACTCGCTCCACCGCGACGGCCTTTCCCATTGGTAAACGTCGGCTTGAGGATCATACGCCAGAATCTCCCCGTGTCTGGCCTTATGGTAGCGCTCCCACCCATCCCGCGTCAAGACTTCCGCGTCGTCCGACAAGCACCCGTACACCCAGGCGATGCAGTCGCGGATCTCAAACCCTGCATCCTCAATGGCACAAGTGAGCCGGTGATAGTTCCGCGTCGCCGCGAACGCGACCAGCTGCCCGCCAGGCGGCAACAGCTCCCAGCACAGCCGCCACGTCTCGGGCCGGAACGCGATGTCGCCGCCGTCCCATTGCTTGCCCATGAAGCCAGCAGACATTGTAGCCTGTCGACTGGCAAGCGGTTTGGACATGCTGGTCAGGTGATACGGCGGATCCGTCACGACCGACTGCACCCGCTCGCCGCGCTCGATCATCTGGCGCATCACCGCCATACAATCGCCCTCGTGCAGCGTGACCCGGTCGGTCATGTTGGAATCAAAGTTTCGTGGGAAGTGACGTTGAACGGCTCATCGTAACGCCCGAACAGATCCGGCTGACTCGGCAGTCTGCGCACCGGATGCACCGACTTTCCGGTGATTCGACACCGCCTGGTCGGCGTCTCCTCCAAGAGCCCGATCGACACCAATTCGTTGACCCGGCCGCAGATGCTCGAGAGCTCAAGACCCGTGTGCTCGGCAAGCTCGCGCCGGCTGTAGCTGACGCCGCTCAGCATACTGTCCAGAATCCTGCGCGCCTGGCGGCTAACCTTGCCGCTGTCGCGGTGATCCCGATAAGCCTGGATCGATGTTGTCGCTACGCTCATTGTTCTGCCTTTCCCACTCTGTACGGATTCTGCGGCATGGCGGACGTTGAACGCTCGTTCAAGCCGCCTGGAAAGTCTAGTTGATCCACGTTGACCGCCAGCCGGTAGCCCGCAACACCGTCTCTCTTGATGAATTCCTCGAGGATGACGCGCCCGGAAATCGTGACCTTCAGGCCTTTGACCAGGTGCGGCTGGAGCGCCTCCCCGCGCCGGCCCCACATGGAGCAATCAAGCCACATGGTCTTGGCCTCGGTTTTGTTTCCCACCTCGACGGCGACGGGGAAGTTTGCCACCCTGTCGCCTTTGGGCAGAATCTTAAACTCGGCATCCCGGCCAATCCGGCCGGAGAATATACCTAAATTCATGATCTACCCCTCCTCCAAATAGTTCAGCCCGCCTGGTACGAAATAACAACTTTAACCAGGCCCACTCTGCCGAGGTGATCCGCGACTCTGCGCGAGCCGATTTTCAAGAGTCGCGGATCACCTCGGCAGAGCGGTGCTTTCATCGAAACCGTGACGGGCTCAAACCGGGCATCGTCGATGTCCAAAACGTCACACATCCCGTCTAAACCGGCCTTGATGCGGGCCAGAAGGTTGTCGCGATCCATGCGCCGCGCCGTGGGCGGATAAAATTCCACCGTCAATGGAATACAGCCGCGGTCCGGCAAGGCCTCCGCCGCGGCGCGAGCATCACTGTCTAGCTGCACGGCTGTATACCCGGCGCAGGCCGCCCGATACTCTTTTTTGGCAGCGGCTAGTGTAGACCAATGCGCCCGTGCGTTCGGCGACAACTGCGGCGGCGGCCACGGAAACACGATTTCGATAGACATCAACCTTTAACCTCTGTGGTGTTAAGCGGATAAGCAGGGGTATAACCCCGATCATCCACCAAGCGTTGCCCCAAGACGTTCGCGCTCAAAGCGCTCCACCTCGGAGATCTTATAAAGAACGCGCCATCGGCCAAACCCGACGTTTCGAAACGCAGGGCCGGCCTTTCGCGCGCGCCAATTTCTCAGCGTTTTTGGCGAAAGACCCCAACGTGAGGCCAACTGCTCGGTTGTTAGCCACGCGCCGGCAAAGGGTGGCCAGCCCGGTAGATTGCTATTCGGCATGGCTGGCCCCCAAGCCCGCCGGCGGCGGCGCAGCCTGTGGCAATACAGGCGCCGGCTCGGGCGTCGGCGGCTCGGCCTGGCCGATCGATGCCTTCAATCGGTACGGACGGCGCTTCTTCTCCGGCTCGGCCTGGGCGTCAATCACCATTGCCGCGGAGGGTGCCGGCGGCGCGGCGGGCGCAACGCCAGCAACCTCATTATCAGCGTCCAAAGTTTGCTCCAGGTCGGCGCTCGATGGCAGGCGCTTGGCGATGCGGCGGATGACGGTCTTGCGCGCCATTTCGTCCCACCAATCAACCCAGGGACCGGCGTTGGCGGCGCGGCTGGCGTTGCGCACCTTGTTGACCTCTGCCAGGCTCATCACCTCGCGGTAGATCGCGCCGTCCTTGGTCTTGGCGATCGCGTATACGGCAACCGGCTTGCCGCGATCGTCGCTCAAGTGCGGCTTGTGCATGATGCGCTCGTCGTCCCCGAGCTCGTAGTCAAAATTGTCTCTCTCATAGACGACGTGCGCGCTGATAGACGCAAGCTCCCCGCTATTGCGGATCTTTTTGAGGATACCGCCGACCATTGGCATATACTGAACTTTCGGGCCGTCTTTGGTGCGGAAGATCACCGGCGCGGCCTCCCGGCCATCAAGCAGCAGGCCGTCCTGCGCGGCCTTCATGCAAGTGCCAAGCAGGCTGCGGCGATCTGCTTCAAGCAACTGCGGTTGCATCTGCACAGCGGTGATCGCCGTGCGAACGAACCGATCCACCGGGATCTGAGCGGGCAGAGCGGCCTTGAATTCGGCGCTCATCGAGGTGAGGGTGTTGCGCATCTGCGCAATCGGGGTGAGTGCGGTTTCCATCTGTCATATCTCCTTCTTCATGTTGAGTTTGAAATTGCGATAACCGGACCGCGCGCCCTGGTAGGTGCCAACCATTTCGGCGGTGATGAGCCGGCCCTGACTTGCCTTAACCTGTCCGGCGGCGATAGAACCCCAAGGTCCAATCACCTTTTCTGCCGCGCCAATTCGCTCAAGCAACTGCGCCTTGTGAGCCTTGCGCTGCGCGTCGAGCTCATCGATCTGGACGCTTAGTGTTTGGTACTCGAGCACCAGGCGTTCAAACTCCACGTCATTTGTGGTGTCAAGAATCTCGCCGGCGTTGCTTCTCGAGTGCAGCCTAGCCACTAGATCCGCGTCCCTAGTATAGTCGGCAGAAGGCGCGCGCCCGGAGTCCACCGTTTCCCAAAACGCGGCCACCTTGGCGCGGATGGACCGGCCGATGTCGGAGTCGTAATTGCGCAGAATGACCTTGGGATCGTTGCCGCCAACCATCGCGACCAGGGCGCACCATTTGATCCCGCTCACTTCCATCTGGTGCTGAATCTGTAACTCGATGTGCTCCGGCGCTTCATCGTCTAACCAATTCTTCCGAAACTGCAGCGTGTCCACGTTCTTAATTTCAAGCAGGCCGGGGCCGTCGCTGCTGCTTTCGATCTTGTAGTCGAAGCTGGATCCGATACGCGCGGCCGCGTCTCGCATATAAACGTTGATCTTGGCGATGTTCCAGCCCTGATCTTCGGCGACACCTTGCGCGATCGGAGCCTCAAACCGGCGGCCCCACTTCATGCGGGTGTTATCCGGGATCTTGACCGCCTGTCCGTTGCTCTTTTCGTGATAAAGCTCGAACTCGGTCTTGTAGGGTGACAAACCAAACAGCGCCGAAACCTCGGTGCTGGTGATGTCTTGGGTGCGTTGTTGCAGCCATTGATCCTCGGATTCAATGACGATCGTTTCAATGCTCATGGGTTCTCCTTGATGACGCTGACGCGCATGGCGTCGGGGTGTTGGTGAAGGGCGGCCAGCAGAAGATCCACGCTGGCCAGGTGTGTCGCCGCGCGCGTAACGATGCGCTGTCCTCCTTTCTTAATGACCGTGACGCGAAACAAGCGCTTGGATGCAGGCGTTGCTGCAGACTGCTGTTTCAAAAGATCGTCAGGGATCGCCACCCGGTTAATATCGTCCCGCTTGTCGCACACTACGAACGAGGCCGCCTTCCCGTCGGCGCGGCTGACCGTATGCACCGCCATCGCGCAGGCCCGCTCGC